GCAACGCCGCCGCATCGGGCTGGAGGGGCAACGCCGCCGCATCTGGCGAGAGGGGCAACGCCGCCGCATCTGGCGAGAGGGGCACGGCGACCGTGACAGGGCCATATGGCGGCGCAAAAGCACTCGGGCCCGATTGCTTGGCCGCCGCTTGGGGGCCTGAAAGCAAAGCTATGGGCAAGCCCGGAAACTGGCTTGTGCTGTCCGAGCACAAATGCGGGGCCGTCGTAGACGCGCGGCTGGTCCGGGTTGATGGAGAGATCATCAAAGCGGATACCTGGTACACCCTGAGACACGGCGAGATCGTGGAGGTGGAGGAATGACGCTTGCATGGATTTTCGTATACATCGGCGTCGGCACAGCAGTGTCCTGGTTCATGCGGCTGGTGGACTGGATTGGCCGGGAGGACGAGCGATGAGGAAACGCCTATCACCCGCCGATATCGCCACCGCCCTGCGGGCTTGCGTAGAGCCTGGCAAACCGTGCCCCAGAACGTGCCCCTACGCCGACCCCCACAAGGACGGGATCTGTATCCGACAACTCTGCCAGGATGCGGCAGATGCCATCGACAATCAGCGGACGCACATCAATGCCCTGATTAAGGCCAACGACGCACACCGTGAGATGGTAGCGCAGGCCCCGAAGCCCCCGGCCAAGCGGGGCGAAATGGTGGAAGCCTTGGATGCTATCGAAACCGGAATGACCCGGCTGGCCATGTCCCGGGATATCTGGCAAAACGAACTGGTGTATACTTTGTGCCAGGGTGTGCGGCTCCTGCTGGAGGACCGCATCAAGAATCGGGGTGCGCGATGAGGGTATATCAGTACTGCACCCGGGACAGGTTCCGCCTGCCAATCCATCAGGCAGACAGCCTGGAAGAGCTGGCAGACCTGGTTGGCATTAAGCACGCAAGCGCAAAGCGCGGATTCTACCGGGCATACACGGGCAAAACCAAGGATAGTCGGTGGGGCTATGTTGATATCCCGGACGATGACGAGGAGGACGAATGATGTACATCTGCGACAACTGCCACGCGGAGTTTGATACCCCGCGCGTGGAGCATGAGGAGTCCGCGGAATACGGCCCCAGCACGGCATTCTACTGCCCCGCTGTGGCTTTGAGATGGGCAATCCCAGTGAGTACCTGGCCGATGAGTGCCCGGTATGCCACAGTCTCAAAAATCGTGATGACCGGGTGTGCCACAAGTGCGGCCAGCGCGTTCGTGGCCTGCTGAAGTTGTTTCTACACGATCTCTCGCGGGATGAGCGCGAGTACCTGGCCGACCTGATAGAGGGGTGCAGCCTTGACCGCATGATCGTCGAGGCGGAAGTCCCCACGGAGTAATAGAAGGAGGAAACGAAATGGCACTTAAGCCGTTTAATGAACTGGTTAAGGTGGACGTGCTCCCCTACTGTGATACTAGAGCCGCAAAGGACGAGAGCGGCAAAACAATCAAGGTCCCCTATCTTAGCTGGGCGAAGTGCGCAAAGCTGTTGCACGATAATGGCGCGGAAAGCGTATGGTACGCTCCCTGCCAGTGCCCCGAAACAAAGAGCTACCTCTGGCCCCAGCACACCGTGACAAACAGCAAGGGCCGCACCACGGAATGCTGGTTTGTCCGCGTTGAAATTCATATCGACGACGTGAATTTCGCATACGATATGCCCCTGCTGAACGGATCTCTTGTGGTATACGAAGATACGCTGAACCAGCTCCGCATCAATAATGCATTGGCGCGGGCGTTTGTCAAGGGTGTGGCCGTGCGCACCGGCCTTGGATTTGACCTCTGGGCGGAGGGCGATACTGACGACGGTGCAGACGATTTGAGCCGCCACAGCATCTACGCAATTAAGGAACGCCTGGAACGGTTGCTTACGGCGAAAGAGCAGGGTGGCATGAGCCACCGCGACGTTCTGGCGGGGCTTAACATCAACGACAAGCAGCTTGCATCCATGATTGGGTGGTTCGACAGGCTGGCAAGCCTGGAGAAGGCGGTGGAGCGCCTGTGATTTCCAACCACGACCGCAGCGGCTGGATTGGCGCGTCTGACACGGCCATGGTAATGGGCAATTGGGACACCGAAACGTTCCGCCGCTGGTGGGCGACAAAAATCGGAATCCGTAGGGATAGTTTCTCGACGCCTGCAATGCGGGCTGGGACAGCGTATGAGCATAAAATCCTGGACGCAATCGGCGTTAAGACTCGGGACCGGCAGATACGGCGCAGAGATTTGCGCCTCCGAGTAAACTACGACGGCGAAACAAGGGACTGCATCGCAGAAGTGAAAACGCACCAGAAAGATGCATTCCGCGTAACAAAGCCCTATTGGATGCAATGCCAAGTGGAAATGTTTGCCAGCTACGGCGCGTTCCAGAAGCGGAAATCATGCATTATCGTTGCGTACCGGGTTACGCCGGACGAGCTGTGCAACTTCTACCTTCCTATCGATGTGCACCGGCTTTCTTTCCTCCGAGTGAATTACGACGCCGAATGGGTTAATACCAAGTATCTCCCACGATTGAGATACCTTGCAAAATGCCTGACATCGGGGTCCTGGCCCAAATTGGAGGATTGCCCATGATACAGGTTGATGTTTCCGCCGTCCGCTGGCAACAGGACAGCGATGGGGTGTGGCTGTGCCTGCGGGTGCAGTCCCCCCAGGTGGCCATGAACGCCTGCGACGAGTATCAGGCCGATAAAGAGCACGTCGCCCAGATCAGGCGAAAGGGCCGGAGCCTCGATGCAAACGCCTACTGCTGGGTGCTCCTGGACAAGCTGGCCGCGCACTACAACCTTTCCCGGGAAGCGATATACCGGGAGGAGATCAGGACCATCGGCGGCGTGAGCGACGTGCTGTGCATGGTGGAGCGGGCCGCAGATGATTTCATCCGCCGCTGGACGGCGCAGGGTATCGGGTGGATGGCCGAGCAAGGCCGCAGCAAAATCCCCGGGTGCGTGAACGTGACGGTATGGTACGGCTCCAGCTCTTACGATACAGAGCAAATGAGCCGGTTGATCGATCAGATTGTATCGGACTGCGAGTCCGCCGGAATCGAGCATCTGCCGCCCCAGAAGCTGGCAGCGATGAAGCGGGAATGGGGGCGAGACGATGGGCAGTAAAGCGAAAGACATGGCGGGCCAGCGCTTCGGGATGCTCGTTGCTTTGCGCCGCGATGGCACCAGCCCGAATGGCTGCGCCAAATGGGAGTGCCGGTGTGATTGCGGCAGGACCATCCATGTAGACTCGACCCGGCTACGCAAGGGCCGTGCGCGGCACTGCGGATGCCAGTACGCGCCGCAACCTACGCCGCCCATCACATGGCACGGCGAGACGCGGACCATCAGCGAGTGGACGGCCATCACGCAAATCCCCGCAAAACTCATCCGCAGCCGGATGGTGGCCGGATGGCCCGCAGACGAGATATTCGGCGATGGCCGGAAAACGCAGCCCTGTTGGGGCTGTAAACACGCCTGCGGCGGCTGTTCCTGGAGCCAGAGCTTTACCCCCGTCCCCGGTTGGGACGCCGTAGAGACATCCGTGGACCCCAGCAAATGCGGAGGCGCATACAAATCCTATCAGATCGAAAAGTGCCCGGAGTTTGAGCCGGACGAACCGAGGTGATTACATGGACCGCAGATGTTTCATCTGCGGCAGGAACGGGGCGGATGACCCGCTGGAACGCCATCATATCTTCGGTGGGCCATACCGGACTAAGAGCGAAAAATATGGCGCTTTGGTATGGCTGTGCGGCGACAGGTGCCACCGCAACGGAAAAACCGCCGTGCACCGCAACGGGGACCAGATGCGCAGACTGCGCCGGTATGGCCAGCTGACCATCATGCGTGACCAGGGATGGACGGAGGACGACTTCCGCCGTGAATTTGGGAAATCTTACATTTAGGAGGACGACATGGACAAGAAAATGCTTTACACCCGCCTGGAAACGGCCCGGATGCTGAGTATCAGCCCGGATATGCTGGACGAGCTCCGGCGTGACGGGGTGCTCCAGGGATATCATGTGGCCCGGGGCAATCCCCGGGTGTACTTCAAGGCCGCCGACATTGAGAAGTACACGGAGCGGTTGGAGGTGGCGGAATGCTGAACAAGATCATCATCATGGGACGGTTGACCCGGGACCCCGAGATGCGCCACGCCAAGACCGGCACCGCCGTCGCTTCCCTCACCCTGGCATGTGACCGGGATTTCAAGCCCCAGAACGGCGAGAAGGAGACTGATTTCATCGACGTGGTGGTTTGGGGCAAGACGGCAGAGTTTGCCGCCAACTACTTCACCAAGGGCCGCATGGCCATCGTAGAGGGCCGCTTGCAGGACCGAAACTGGCAGGACAAGGACGGCAACAAGCGTAAGACCACCGAGGTGGTGGCCGACCGGATGTACTTCGGCGACTCCAAGCAGGAGGGCAAGAAACAGCCCGCACCCGCCGACGATTTCTGTGAAATCGAGGACGACGGCGACTTTCCGTTCTGACGGAGGACTGCCATGCCGAATAGAATCATAAAGGAAAGCTTATGCGACTCGGAAAAAATCGCGGCTCTTTCGGATTTTGAGTTTCGGCTTTGGGTTGGATTGATTACGCAAGCGGATGATGCGGGACGCGGAGATGCCCGCCCCGCTATCATAAAAGGACGTGTTTTCCCGTTCCGGGAGAGGTTATCCATCAAAGATATCGATGCTGCGCTCCAAGAATTGGCGGCAAAAGGCTGCGTGTCCCTCTACACAGTGGACGGGAGGCCCTACTTTTTGTTCCCCGGGTGGGTCAAGCATCAGCGTATCAGAGATTGCAAGCCGAAGTTCCCCGAGCCTCCGGAAAACACAGTTTTGCAACAATCTGCGGCAAGTCGCGGCAATCTGCGGCAAGTTGCCGCAATCTGCGGCGAGTCGCGGCAATCTGCGGCCTTAATCCAATCCGAATCCGAATCCAAATCCAATCCGAACTGCGCAAGCGCATTTGACGTTTTTTGGCAGGCGTATCCGAGAAAAGCGGGGAAATCAGCTGCGCGGAAGGCGTTCGACAAGGCGAAGCCGCCGTTGGACGTCGTTCTCAAGGCCATCGAGGCCCAGAAGCACAGTGCGCAATGGCAGCGCGATAACGGCCAGTACATCCCCTATCCGGCCACATGGCTGAACCAGGGCCGGTGGGAGGACGAGGTGCAAGAGACCGAACTGCCCGCAAAGCCAGAGCCTCGCTGGAAGTATAACTCCGACACCGGCGGCTGGACGCAGGAGGACTGACGTATGCTGGACTCTCTCTACCTGGAGCAAAACGTCATTGGGGCGCTGCTCATCCAGCCAGAATGCTACGAAGCCGCCGCAGAGCTGTCTCCGGATGACTTCCTGGTGCCGGAATACGCAGAGCTGTTCCGGGCCATCCAGCGGCGGAATGAAGCCGGGGACCCAGCGGATGCTCCGTCCGTGCTGATGGACGCATCCAGCCGCAATGACAACGTGACCAGCAAGATCATGATGGACTGCATGGAGGTTGTCGTGACTACCGCCAACATCGACGTGTGGGTGTCTGGAATGCGGGATGCATCTATGGGCCGGAAACTCAGAGACTTGGGGGAAGAACTACGAACAGCGGAGCTGTCCCCACAGGATGCCCTCAGAGCGGCACAGGAAGCCGTCACGGCGATTCAGGACGGCGCGGGGGTATCCGGGGGGCTGGAAGTCTCCGAGTCCGTGAAGAGCCTTAAAAATCGCGTTGACAAGGCCTTTGCTGGCGGTCCTCCACCATACGTCAAGACCGGCTTGCAGGAATTTGACCGATTGCTGGGCGGCGGGCTTATCAACGGCGGGTTTCACATCGTTGCCGCACGGCCCGGAAAGGGCAAATCCGCCTTGGCTATGCAAATCGCCCTCAATGCGGCAAAACGCGGCGTGAAGGTGCTGTATATTTCCTTGGAGATGTCACCGGATGATTGCACCAGCAGGCTGACGGCCAACATAGCGGGGATATCCTCTCGCCTGCTGATGTTCGGCGGAACCCTGACAGAGGCAGAATGCGCCAAGTACGCGGAAGCATCCGCCAAACTGTCCGAGTTGCCCATCGTATTTAACAGGCGGACGGGCATGGACATGCGGGGAGTGACGGCGCTGGCCTATAAAGAGCGACCGGGGCTGATCGTGCTGGACCACATCGGCTTGCTGGAGCAAGAAAACAAGAAAGCCACGCTCTACGAGAGCACCACGAAGAACAGCCGGTCGGCAAAACTGCTGGCCATGCGGATGGATATTCCGCTTCTATGCCTGTGCCAGTTGAACAGAGCCGGTGAGTCAAATCGTGGCGGCGAGTTTCGGGCCACTATGGCCAACCTGCGGGAGTCCGGCGCGATCGAGCAGGACGCGGACACCGTGACGCTGCTGCACCGCCCGTGCGAGAAAGAGGACCGGGGCGAATGGGACCCGGACATGCTGGAGCTATACCTAGACAAAAACAGACGCGGCCCCACCGGGATGGTGAGGATGGCCTATTTCCCTAACACGGGCCGCATAGTGAAGTGAGGGTGACATGAAAAAGATCGTTATTCCCCTGCCCCCTGTGACCAAGAAAAATCACCAGCGCATTGTGCGAGGGCGGTATGGTGCGCCGATGGTGTTGCCGTCCGCACAGTACGAGACGTACCAGCAGGCCGCCGCATGGCATTGCAAGGGCGGCGAGACCATCGCAGAACCGGTGGAGGTTAAGTGCCTGTTTTATATGCCCACCCGGCGCAAGGTGGACTTAACCAACCTGTTGGAGGCTATCGACGACATCCTGGTGTATGCCGGGACCCTGTCGGATGACAACAGCAGTATCATCGTGTCGCACGACGGGAGCCGGGTTCTGTACGACAAGGAAAACCCCCGGACGGAGGTGTATATCAGCCGGTATGAATGACTTTGACTACGATTGCATGCAGAAAAAGCGCACTGCGCGAGGCGCGTTTGCGCATATCAGCCGAAAGCGCGGCGGGTGTACGCTGCCCAGCGACAACCTGACCGCGAAACAAAGAAGGGAGAAAAATGGAGAAGTGAAAAGCTACAACATCACCCGGCCCATGCTGTGGCCGAAGTTCAAGGAACTGCCGGAGGACCTGAAACGCGAGTTCTTTCGCAACATGCAGAGCTTTGGCGTTACTGCAAGCTGGCTGGCAGATGAAATGGGCGCGGCAAGCGCGACCATAAGAGCCGCCGCAAAAGCCGCCGGGACACCGTTTGTGCGCGGAAATGGGAATTTGCTACTGTGGAACCGGAAGGTTGCAGAGTGGGCGAACGCCGAACAGCAGACTGCCGCAGAGACGCCCGCCGAAGAACCTAAGGCTCAGGAATCCGGGAAGAGATTGATCCTGGAGCATGCCCGTATGGAGTTTAACTATACCAATTTTACGGACCTGGCGATGTTTCTGCGGGTAGCGGTGCCGGAGAGCGGAAAAGTGACGGTGGAATGGTGAGACGATGGAAACATATCTGGAATTTCTGAAATCCAAGATCGTCTTGGCCAAGAAAAGCGGATTCGACGTTGACCCGGGAAAGATCAACCCGGCCCTGAAACCGCACCAGTGGGATTCTGTAATCTGGGCACTGCGAGGCGGACGGCGGGCGCTGTTCCAGTCGTTCGGCCTGGGTAAAACGGTGCAGGAAATCGAATTTTGCCACCAGGCGGTGGCACACGATGGAGGCAGGGCGCTGATCGTGCTCCCGCTGGGGGTGCGGCAGGAGTTTGCCCGTGACGCCGAAAAGATCTTGGGCTATCCGGCTCCGGTGTATATCACCAAAATGCAGGACCTGGCCGAAACAGATGCTGAGATCGTCATGACAAACTATGAGCGTGTCCGTGACGGCGACATCGACCCGACGCAGTTCACGGCCGTAGCGCTGGATGAAGCGTCCGTGCTGCGCAGCTTTGGGAGCAAGACATATCAAACCTTCCTGCCCAAGTTCCGGGGCGTGAAGTATAAACTGGTCTGCACGGCCACACCGTCACCCAACCGGTACAAGGAGCTTATCCACTATGCTGGATATCTGGAGATCATGGACACGGGGCAGGCCCTGACACGTTTTTTCCAGCGCGACAGCACCAAGGCAAACAACCTTACCCTGTACCCGCACAAAGAAGATGAGTTCTGGCTCTGGGTATCCTCGTGGGCGCTGTTCGTGGGGAAGCCCTCCGATTTAGGATATGACGATACCGGATATGACCTACCCCCGCTTGACGTCCGGGTGCATATCGTTCCGGACGACTATGGCACAGAAACGGACCGGGATGGGCAGTACAAGCTGATGAACGACGCGGCAACCTCCCTGGCGGAGGCCGCGCGTGAGAAGCGTGACAGCATTCAGCGGCGCGTCGCCGTAGCCAAAGAAATCGTAGACAGCGACCCCGAAGCGCATTTCGTCCTGTGGCATGATCTGGAAGCGGAGCGCCACGAAATCAAGAAAGCCCTGCCGGAAACCGTGGACATCTTCGGTAGTATGGACTACGACGAGCGAGAGCGCCGGGTAATAGATTTTTCGGAAGGGCGAACGCGACTGTTTGCAACGAAAAAGAGCCTGTCCGGCTCCGGGTGCAATTTCCAGAGGCACTGCCACCGGGCTATCTTCATTGGGATTGACTATGAGTTCAACGATTTCATTCAGGCAATCCACCGAATTTACAGGTTCCTGCAAACGGAACAGGTGATTATCGACATCATCTACACAGAAGCGGAGGACCCCATCTACCGTGTCCTGATGCAGAAGTGGAAGCAACACAACGACATGCAGGCACGAATGCGGGAGATCGTCCAGAAATACGGGCTTTCCGGTGAGGCACAGACGGAGAAAATGAGCCGGAGCATAGGAGTTGAAAGAGTGGAAATCAAGGGAAAGAATTTCATCGCCGTGAATAACGACTGCGTAGAGGAAACGGCGAAGATAGCGGAAAACAGCGTGGACCTTATTGTGACCAGTATCCCGTTTTCCAACCACTATGAGTACACGCCCAGTTACAACGATTTCGGACACAACGAGGACACCAAGCGTTTTTTCGAGCAGATGGGCTATCTGACTCCCAACCTGCTGCGGGTGTTGAAGCCCGGGCGTGTGTTCTGCTGCCACGTCAAGGACCGGGTGCTGTTCGGCAACGCCACCGGGATGGGAATGCCAACCATGGAACCGTTCCACGCGATGTGCATCCGGCATTACATGCAGCACGGGTTTGCGTATTTCGGCATGATCACCGTTGTGACGGACGTGGTGCGAGAGAACAACCAGACATACCGGCTGGGCTGGACGGAGCAGTGCAAGGACGGCTCAAAGATGGGGGTGGGCTGCCCGGAATACATTCTTCTGTTCCGCAAGCTGCCTACGGACCGCAGCAAGGCTTACGCAGACGAAAAGGTGGTAAAGGGCAAGGACGAATACACCCGGGCACAGTGGCAGATTGACGCGCACGGGTTCTGGCGCTCATCTGGCGACCGGCTCATGACCAAAGAAGAGATCATGGCCATGGACACCGGCAAAATCCAGGCGGCATACCGGGAGTACAGCCGAGGGACCGTGTACGATTACGCGGAACATGTCCGCATGGCGAAAGAACTGGACGCAGAGGACAAGCTCCCGGCCACGTTTATGGTGGTAGCGCCTGGGAGTTGGACAGATCAGGTATGGGACGATATCAACCGCATGCGAACCTTAAACACCACGCAGAGCCAGCGCCGCCAGCAGATGCACGTTTGCCCGCTCCAGTTGGATATTGTAGACCGGCTTATCAATCGCTACAGCAATCCCGGGGAATTGGTCCTGGACCCCTTCGGCGGACTTGGCACTGTCGCCCTGGAGGCGATGAAGGCCGGGCGGCGCGGGTATACCATCGAGCTGAACAACGGGTATTTCCGCGATGCTGTGGGCTATCTCAAGGAGTACGAGCAGGAGGACATGAACATTTCGCTTTTCGACCTGATGGGGGGTGAAAAACGATGAAATTGCTTATCGGCGGAAGCCCCTGCACCCATTGGAGTATCTCCCAGACCAAACACCGCGAGACGACGGCGGAGGGCATCGGCTGGGAACTGTTTTTGAATTACCGGATCGCTCGGGATAAGTACAAGCCGGACTATTTTTTGTATGAGAACAACAAATCCATGTCTCCCGCCATCCGGGCGCAGATCACGGCAGAGTTGGGCGTGGAGCCGGTGCTTATCAACTCTGCTTTGGTTTCCGCACAGAACCGACAGCGCATTTACTGGGTTGGCAGACGGAACCCGGACGGTACATACAGTCAAGTCCGTGTTGAGCAACCGGAGGACAGGGGAATCCTGTTACGGGACATTCTGGAAACGGGCATTGCGTGGAGAGAAAAAGCATATACCCTTCGGGCGTCGCATGGCCCGCATGGAGGGCTGTCCTCCGTGATTAAGACCATAAAAGAACCCGGAAAATTCAGTTTTAACGGTGCGGCGGAGCCAATCATCGTCAATGGAATGGAAAACGGAAAAGCACGAACCGCTGACGCACACATGGGAAAACTCGAAAACAACCTTGTGCCGAGGATAAACAATCCGAACCCCGCGAAGCAGCAATACGACTGCATAGCCGTGCCTGTCCGTATCGGCACCATTGAAAACGACGCGAAAGACAAAAAGCAAGACAGCCAACAATACCGTGTTTATTCACCGGACGGTAAGAGTGTGACTTTGTGCGGGAATGGTGGGGGCGTGGGCGCAAAAACCGGGCTTTACGCCGTGCCGGTGCGGGTACGAGAGGCGACAAAGCAGGGGTATGTGGACATCGCACCGGGCGAGTGTGTAGACCTTGCTATGCCGGGGAGCAAGGCCCGCCGGGGCCGCGCCATGCGGGAGAAAAGCGACTGTCTGACGACATCTTGCGAAATGTACGAATATTGCGGGACGCAGGATATGCCAATCTATCAGGTACGGGATGGGCGTATCACCGTCAAGGGCAAGGAGTACCCAATCAAACTGCGAGACGGTTGCTACATCATTCGCAAACTGACGGTCCGCGAGTGTATGCGCCTCCAGACCGTGCCGGAGGAGTATGTTTTCCCGGTGAGCGACAGCCAAGCCTACAAGATGCTGGGCAACGGTTGGACGGTGGATGTGATCGCCCACATTATGAGCCACTTCGAAGGGCTGACGGCGGAGCCGGTGGAAGTGCTGTCGATGTACGACGGAATGAGCTGCGGCCATATCGCCCTGGACAAGCTGGGCGTACAGCCGTGGTTGCTCAGATACTACGCAACCGAGATCGACAAGTACGCCATTCAGACCACGCAGCACAATTTCCCGGAGACGGTGCAGCTCGGCGATGCATTCCAGGTGCGGGAGGGCGAATGGAATGCAGGAGCTTAAATATTGCCCGTTCTGCGGGGGCGAGGCAAGAGCGTTTGAAGAGTGGGGGCTGACAACAACGCGGTTCTACGTTCGGTGCATGAAGTGTTTCTGCAACACAGGCACATACAACAGCCGGAAACTGGTTATTGAGAAATGGAACAGGCGGGCGAGCCAGGAGGTGGCTGCTATCCTGCGCCCTATCCCAATCGCCAACGTGCAGGGGCTTGGATTCCCCATCCCGTGTGGCGGTGTGAAAGGAGGCCCCGTGAAGCCATCACATAAAGAAATTGCCGAAACCCTGCGCGAATATGCAGAATGGGCCGATGCGAATATCTACGAAGTACCTATTATGCTACCGGATGATTTAAGAACGGCGGCTGATATGCTGGAAAAAGGAGAATGATATGGACGCTGTAAGGTTTGTGAAAGAGCAACGCCGGATGTTTGCCCGGACGGGCGAACATCCTAAGAACAGCATGTTTTACATGGACACTCCGGCAGAAGAAGTGGTCCGAGAAGTGGAAGAATGGGCAACTGCGCACCCGCGCAAGACGCGGCAGAGCGTGTTATTAGCGCAGTGGCCTAACTGCATGATGGGCGATGATGGCGTTGTTGGGATGTGCCCAAGAAATGTTGACAAAAATTATATCTGCGATTTGAATCGTTCTGCTGGATGCCTCGGCTGCTGCCGCGAGTTTTGGATGCAGGAGGTGGAGTGAATGAACGATATCACACGCCAGCCCTGGGCCGAATGGCTGGAAAACTCCCTGAGAACGGTAGTGGATATCGGGGCGGAACGCATGTGCATTGCAGGAAAAACGCCGGATGGGACCGTTTTTACCGGATATTACAACGCAGATGCAACGGATAAGGCCGTGTTTGCGCACAATATCCAGAGCGATGTGACCATGGATATCATCCGGGAGAACATCGGGAAAATCAAGGAGATGCTTGAGGAGGAGATGTAGTGATGGAACGACTGACGAAACATAGCAAGCAAACATCGCACGAAAACGGTATCTGCTGCACACATTTTTGCGGCCCCGAATGCATCGGGGTTGGCGGAAACTGCGCCATGAATTGCAAGTGGGAAGAAGCGGCGTGGAGCCGCCTCGCCGCCTACGAGGACACGGGACTTACGCCGGAGGAGTTCCACGCCTATTGGGTGTTTTTGGAGGACATGATCGGTGAGCAGAAAGCCAGCGAGGCACTGGACAGGTTCCGCCAACTGGTCAAGGCCGACAGGGACGGGCGGCTGGTGGTACTGCCGTGCAAGGTGGGCCAGCGGGTGTTCGCCTTGCTGGATACGGATAAGCATATAAGCGAGTGCGAGGTCAAGCAGATTGGTATGGGCAATAAAATCGGCTTTATTGGCCTTGAGCCAATAGGAGCCAGAGGGCGGGAGTATGGCATATCGCTAAACGGATTTGGCAAGACGGTATTCCGCACCCGCGAGGAGGCGGAGAACGCATTGGGGGCGATGAAGGATGGACGTTGAAAAGAAAAGGGATGAACTGCTTTCGATTCTCGAAGAATTGGATGCCGAGCTCCAAACCCTAAGTGATCGCGTTGCAAAAGCGCGTGAGGACTTGGCGGACGTTCACACGGCGGACGATGCAAAACGGTTCGACAAGAGCCATGACCTTGAGAAGGGTCTAAAGCTCATTCAACTGTTTTAGGAGGGCAGACAATGGCTGAATACATTGAGCGCCGCACGGCAATTGAGCATTTGAACGTTTGGTGCGGCGGGTGTGGAAGCGCGGTGGAATGCATCCTCGCAGAGCCCGCCGCTGATGTGGCCCCGGTGGTGCATGGGCGGTGGATGCCTATTCGCGAAAGCGAAATGACCGGATGGAACCCCGCAGTTGCAGGACGAGATCCGATTGGCGGATATATCTGCTCTGTCTGCAAAGAGGAGGCCGTTTATGACTGCAACGACGAGTTTGTTCTGTCGAATTACTGCCCCAACTGCGGCGCGAAAATGGACGGAGGTGGCAGCGATGCGGCTGATTGACGCTGATGAAGTATTGAGACTGTTTGGCGAAGAATACGAGGAAACGAAAGAATTGATACACAACGGTGAAACTCAGCTTGATAGTCTTGCCGAGGGATTTACAGAAGCACATCACATAATCAAGTATGTTCTTCCAACCGTTGATGCCGTCCCGGTGGTGCGGTGCAAAGATTGCGAGAACAGCTACTACGCAGTGGATGATCTGATATGTTCATTTGGCCCGTGCGTGGATTGCCCTGTGCCACCAGATTTCTGGTGCGCGAATGGCAGACGGAGGGAGGATGCCCATGCCCAAGACTAACCCCAGAAGAATTCCCCGCACCCAGGCCGACGTAGACAAAGCCTACAGCAACGGCATTGTGGAGGGCCTGAACCGTGGAATAGATCTGATGCTGTATGTCCTGATCGATAAGCACGATGCGCCGATGGACGATGTGCAGCAGCTTGCCGGGGAGCTAAACCACGCCGCTCAGTGCGTGGCGGAAGGGTACGTTACCTGGGCAGATATCCGGCAGATGCTCAAAGAATACGGCGTTGAGACGGCGCTGGAATAGGAGGTACGATGAGCAACAAATACTCGCTCCCCTACGATATCCGAATGGAGTGCATCGCCTATGTCAGGGGCTATCCCCGCCGGGTCCGTGCGTACAATGCGGCCCGGGAAGAAGTGTTGGAGTCGTCGGCCTATGCCATGTCTGGTATGCCGCATGGCTCCGGCAACAGTAGGATAGCGGAACGCAAGGCGGAACGGCTGACAATCATTGAGAGCTGGCCGGAAACGAAGAAAATGCGGGCCGTGGAATACGCCATAGAAAACGTGGGCCGGGATATTGACAATGAGAACGTGCGGCGCAAGCTGGTATGGGCAATCATGCGAAACTGCGACAGTCAGAAACAGTACCCCATCGAGATGATATCCCCGGCCGGGATAAGCCCGCGCACGTTTCGGCGGCGAAAAGATAAATTCCTGTGGCTGATTGCGCAAAACGCAAAAATTATTGAAAATGTGGCCCCAAACCACGTTTCAGGTGGTGTAAAATAGTATCATCGGAGAGTGGAACCAGTCAGCCCACAACCCGAAATTTCATTGTTATCCTCTTTCTTTCCTCCATAGGTTATAAGGCACAGCCGGTAATGGGTGCCTCCGCGCAAGCGGCCCCGCAAGGGCGTTACCGGCATGCAGACACTCACGGGATATCTCGCGGGTGTCTGCTTTTATGCGGGTGTAGCCAAAAGGTAAGGCACGGGACTTTGACTCCCGTATGTGCTGGTTCGACTCCAGCCGCCCGTTCCAAAAGATGGTAGGAGTGCCCAATTGGGCGGGTGAACTTGTGCCATACATAGCGCAGAGGTGGGAGCGCGGCACAATAAGCGGGAGAATCCATGAAAATCATTAAGCACGGGAACCAAGATAAATTTGCCCGGGCAGATGCGTATGTCATGTGCCCGGAGTGTGTCGAATTTTTTGAAATCACCCCAAATATGTTAAGACGGGAAGAAGGTGACATAGATGGCAAGTAAAATCACGCAAACTATGAGAGAACAAGTCCTTGCCGACTATGACGCATGTAAGCATATAGCGACTGTGGCAAAACAAAACGGGCTTTCTGAGCCGACTATCCGCAAGATCATCGTACAAGAACGAGGAGAGAATGCCATCTCGCACACCAGAGGCGCGGCATCAGCGTCTGTCACGGCCAGGTGTACTGCAACAAATGAAGAGATCTCGCAAATCGTTAGGGAGTCATTCCAATACTTCAAAAGGTCATGCGTAAAAACCGATGAGGAATGCGCCGATAAGCTTAACGACTATTTCCAACAGTGCGTAGAGGAAGGACAAATCCCCACAGTGGAGGATATGTGCCTCGCTCTCGGTGCCGTAACTCAAACGGTCTTGGACTGGCAAAAGGGATCGCTGGGCCCCGTGAGGGCTGGCATGATAAAAAAAGCCAAACAAATTTTGGCCGGAATCGATGCAAAATTGGTCTCACAGGGGAAAATTCCGCAGATTACATACATTTTCCGAGCAAAGAACTTTTTCGGCATGACCGACAAACAAGAGGTCGTTCTCACGCCCAACAATCCCCTTGGGACAGAAACACCGCCCGAAGAACTCCAGAAGAAGTACATCGAGGCGGCGTCTTGCGACTATGAAAACTGATTTTTTTAGCGACTATTCAGCAACTTTCGGAGTAGGGGCAACGATTTTCCCGGGGTTATACACGGTTTAGCGACTATCGGCGACTTTCGCGCAAAACCGGGCGACTTTTGCAGCGACTTTTGACATTAGTCGGTCTACATGGTATAATCGAGCAAGAGAGGTTTTATGTATTAGCCGAGGGGCTACGGTAGAAAGGGAAAAAAATGACTGGATATTATCCCCACCTGTTGGAATGTACAATGTGCGACGATACACAACGAGTGTATACGCTGGGTCGTGGTGTCGATATTGACAGCTTATCCGGGGAGGAAAAACAACTCCTTGAGGACAGTAAGGCTTACTTGCGCGACAAAGAGATTGCAGGGTTAATGCGCACCAAGGCAAGCGCACTCCGCGCTTTTGAGCGACTAAGAGATTTGCCGGGCATGCCTGCCGACGCAATAGCAATCCTCAAGGAGTGGACTACCCGACCGGGCGATGAGGGCGACGGCTGGGGAGAGTGAGAGCGTGTTGCATTGGCGGCGGTGTCCCAATACCACCCAACAGCAAAAGCCCGCAAAACGCCATTAAAACGCCGTTGCGGGCAGGGCATAAAATAACCGCCCCGGAGCTATTCCGGGGCGGCCTGTTACCTTGAAGATCATCTATTAGTAATACTGCCGGATACGGCGAGGTTGGCAAGGCAAAATCATCCTTTCACCACTCCAGCTCTGCGGACGCAACCAGCGTCCGCTTTTCCCCGTCCGCGACAATGGCTGCCGGGGCCGCCCAATCGCAGGCGTCAGAATCATCGTCTGTCTCGGGGTCATACCCGTCGATAGGCCACCAATAGATGGTGTAATCGTTGCCGCTGTCATCAACACCGCGCCCTTCGAAAAAATCGCCCTCCATGGCGTAGACGGACGGACCGCCATCTTCCGTCGGCAAGCGGACGAATCCGCCGCTGGGATACACGTTTTCAACTTTGATCTTAACCATTTTATTTACCTCCAACTAAAATGTTTTGCTCCCAAATGATTGACAAGCTACTTAGATTTGCGGACCACGTCGGCCAGGACGGCCAACGGAAACCAGATGATCAGCAGCACGACAGATAGCAATCCAGCACCTCCTTACATCTCGATTGTACCGCATCCGCCGGAGCGGGTCAAGCAAAAGTAAAGCGGCGCAGCTCTCTAAGCTCTTGCACCTTGGCGGCAATCTCGTTAGCGCTCATGCCTGCACCCCCTTAAAACAAGATAAACAGATTGGAGCAACGCCCGATAATGGCGTATAGCTGCCCGGTTTCCATATCTTCCACGAGTCCGCCGTTAAGGCCGTACACGCCGGAGGAGTAGCCGATCTTGTCCAGCCTCCGAAGTGTGTAAATGTACTCGCTGGGCTTGTGGGTGTAATCCTCTGCGCAGCCAAGTTTCACAAGCTCCCGGAGCTGCTTCTGCGTGTACTTCCTCATGCCTGCACCTCCTGCCGGGCGGCCCGGATAGCTCCATACATCCGGCGGAAAGCCTGATGCAATGCCCTGGCCTGCACATCAAGCCATTCTTCCCGGCTGTTCGGTTTGCGCTCCCCGTTGCGGGTCTTTTTGAGTTCGGAGGGGTTGCAGAGGGCGGCGGCGATGTCCCCATCATAGACCAGAGCGGAGCCGCCCCAGCTGTATTCACTCCAGTTGCGCGCCCCATTCAAGGCCGCAATCTGGCAAGCGGTGCAGTTTTCCAGAGTTTCACCGGAGATATAGCCGCCCTTGTAGTAGTCCGTGAGCTGCTGGAGCATGTCTACGGCGTACTCATTCACGCCCCGGCCCCATGCGCTGCGGTCTTTGCGCTGTTCAAGTGTCTGCGTTGCCTTTGCAAGTACTGTTGTATAATCCATTGTATTACCTCCCGGCCTTACTGGCCTATCTCTTGACCAGGTAGCCCGGGCGTGGTACACTGTACGCGCTGGGCCTCTGGTCTGGTGTGGGGAGCGTATCCGCATTGCTTGACCGGCGGCGGGTGCGCTCCCCTGCTGTACGGATACCATTATATCAGATTATATGTAATTGTCAATAGCAAAATCATGATTTTGCGTAATTTGCAGAGACGGGGCCACGCGCGACATGACCGGGGCGGGGGATATCAAGGGCGGGAGCGGGGCCGGGTAAGCCCCAAAATGCCCACAAAAAATAAAAGAAAAAAACAAAAAGGCGGCTTGACATTTACGTTTACTGTGTGATACAATAACCGTAGAAGCCAATCCAATTTTGGATTGACTCCAAAGGAGGAGAGCCGTATGAAAAACGTGGTTGCATATATCCGCGTGAGCACAGACGGGCAAACCGGAGAAGATAAGTTTGGGCTGGACGTGCAACGTGAACAGATAGAGGAATACTGCCGCAAGAACGACATGAACATCCTGCGATGGTTTTCTGACGAGGGAGAGAGCGGCGCAAAGTACCGCCCCGGGTTCGATGAGATCGTTTACGGAGAAGTGAACAACCCCCCTTACGAAGCTGTCGTAGTTGCGAAATCTGACCGAGTGGCCAGAGACATCAACATATACTTTTACTACCAGGGCGCACTGCTGCGCAAAGGCATTGAGCTAATCAGCATCTGCGAGGACTTCGGGCAATTCGGTGTATTTGCCGGGATGCTCAAGGCGTTCACCCTGACGTGCGCCGAAATGGAGAGAGACAACATCAACAAGCGCACGAGCGCTGGCAGAGCAGTTAAAGCCTCCCGTGGCGGATATTCTGGCGGTCGAGCACCTATGGGGTATGAAGTTCGAGGTGGTGCGCTCTGCATCAACGAGAAAGAAGCGGCTGTTGTCCGGCGGGTATTTGAGCTTCGGGACGGCGGCATGACCCTTAATGGAATCGTGGACAGTCTCAACAAGGACGGGTATACCACCCGGAACGGGAAGCCGTTCGTTATCAGCACGGTGCAAAGTATCGTGAACAACCGGAAAACTTACGAGGGATTTTACCGGTACGGAAAAAACAAGGAATGGGTCAAGGGCCAGCACGAGCCGATCCTGGCAACGGGCGCGAGATGAAGTAATTCCCCCGGCTACCCGGGAGAAAATAAATGTGGAGGAAAAGGAAAATGGAGGAGGAGAAAAAGCGAAAAAAACTAAGGGGCTGGCAAATCGTACTCATCGTAATGGGCACGTTGATGGAGTTTCTGGCTCTGCTTGCGTCTATAGAAAACAAGGACCCCGAGATGTTTCTGGCATGGACATTCATGTTGGGCTTCCTGGGCGGAATCGCGTGGACAATTGTAAACGCGGTCAAGCGGCGTAAAGTCGCAAAGCCCTTGATTGTCACCGCAGTTTGTTTCTGTGCGTTTATTGCGGCGGCGCTAATCTTTTCTAGTGGGGAGACGCCACCGGAACAGCCGGACAATCCCGCCGTCGAGGAGCCAACCAAGGGGGACGAGCCGAAGCAGTCGGGCGAAGAAAAGCCCTGTGAACACAAGTGGGTGCTGGTGGACAGTGTGGCCGCCACGGAGGAATCCGAAGGGTACGAGGAATACAAGTGCGAGTCGTGCGGAGAAAAGGACATTAAGAAGACCCCGAAGCTCGAACATGTAGTTACGTTCGAGGAAGTCTACCTCGCATATAAGGAAAACGAGCTTGCGGCAGACGAAAAGTATAAGGGCAATCGTTACAAAGTTACAGGGCAGATAGCTGGCCTTTCGAGCAGCGGCTTGCTTAACCTGACGGGAGGCGCGACGCTGACTATGCAGACAAACGTTGGCGGAACGATCGTGATTTATATAGCCGAATTTGAAAAAGACCAAGAAGATGCGCTCAAGCAAATCAAGGTTGGAGACACGATAACGCTCGAGGGAACGTGTGGAAGCTCAGGGTATTGGTACGATTGTGAACTTGTAGGATAACCAAGTAAATAAAAGAGACGAGTTCTTTCTGGAACCCGTCTCTTTTTATGCAAAAATGGAGGCCGCATGGACTACGCAAAACTATCAGAACGCATAAAACAGCATATTGCGCGGAATCCGTCCGACCATGTGCCGTACATGGACCTTCTATCCGTATGCCGACAACTGGAACCGGATGATTTCACCCTGGCCCATGAGCTGAGCAAGGATTTGCGAAAACTGAGTTCTGCGGCCCTGCACAAGTGCAGCGCAAATGCGGCGGATTCTTTGTTTGACGTGTACAAAAAGGCCATGTGCTTTGACGCACCGCACGATTTCGACACGTTTCTGCTGTACATCGAGATGAACCGCAAACCGGAGAAGAAATTCTACGCACCTCGAAGACATTATCTGCGGCCTATTGTGGCGGCGTATCAAGAGGTTTTGGACGGAAAACTGCGGTTGTTGACGCTGTCGATGCCAAAACGCGCCGGAAAATCCCAGTTGGGCATCAATTTCGTCAATTTTCTGTCTGGGCGGGAACCGGACAAGTCGTCCCTAATGGAAGGGACGGGGGACGACCTGGTGAAAAGCTTTTATTCCGGGTGCCTGGAGTATCTGCAAACGCCAAATGAATATTTATTCTATGACGTTTTTCCCAATTCTCCGTTGGTGCAGACCAATGCGGACACAAAGATACTGAATCTGCGGTCAAAATCCCGTTTTCCCACAGTCATGTGTCGTTCTATTGACGCAAGACAAGTGGGCTTGTCGGAGGCTACGAACGTCCTATATCTGGATGACTGCGTAGAGGGGCGCGAGGAAGCAAAAAACCGCCAAAGACTGGACGATAAGTGGGAGATTATATCCGGCGATATCCTGGGCCGAGCCATTGAGGGAACCCCCATTGTCGCCACGGGAACCCGATATTCCCTGTATGACCCCATCGGCCACCTCCAAGAGGAAGCGCAAAAAGGCGGCTGGGCGTGGAAAGCCATTGAAATACCAGCACTTGACCCTGTTACGGACGAGAGTAACTACGAATACGAACGGGACGGGAAAAAGGTGTTTACCACAGCGTATTTCCGCGAACAGAGGGAGCTTTTGAGCGCGGAACAGTTTGAAAGCGAATTTCAGCAGCAGCCCTTTGAAGCAAAGGGGCTGCTTTTTAACAAGGATGAGCTGAATTATTTCTTTGAACTCCCCACAGGCCGTGATCCGGACGCCGTTATTGCCGTGTGCGACACCGCAGAAAGCGGAAGCGACAGCACCGCCCTTCCCGTTGCGGCGCTGTACGGGGATGAAGTGTATATCGTGGACGTGGTGTTTGATGATTCTCCGCCGGACGTCACAAAGCCGGAATGCGCCAGATGCCTGATCGACAACCGCGTTGCGGACGCGCTGTTTGAAAGCAACAACGCAGGCATGTATTACGCCAGAGACGTTGCGGAAATCGTCCGGCAGCGTGGATATAGCGTTGGAATACGTACAAAAAGGACCATTTCCAACAAACAGACGCGAATTGAATTTGCGTCCGACAACATCAAGAAACACTTCTGGTTCAAGCATCCGTCCGCCTATAAACGGGGCAGCCAGTACTTCAATTTCATGAAGGAAGTCACCACTTACACCCGGAGCGGCAAAGTGCCGCACGATGACGCGCCGGATGCTTTGTCCCTGCTGGAGAACGAAATTCGGATGCGGGTGGGCGGCAAAGTGGAAGTGTTCAAGCGGCCATTTTAAGGGGGTGTGCCAATGAATCTTTTTGGTCGGAAGGTTATCTACACGGACGTTGAGCACGTCACCCGGGGAAACGTGGTGGATGTTTTGCAAAAGGCTATGCCCATCCACCAGATGAACCGGGCGGACATTGAGTATCTTTACAGGTATTACAAGGGAGACCAGCCCATTTTGGGAAGGGTAAAGGACGTCAGGCCGGAAATCAACAACAAAATCGTTGTGAACCGGGCGAACGAAATTGTTTCGTTCAAGGTCGGTTATCTTCTGGGTGAGCCTGTGCAGTACGTCAGCAGGGGGAACGATGAATCCGTCGCTGAAGGCGTGTCCAAGCTCAACGATTATGCGCTTTCAGAGGACAAGGCCGCCAAAGACAAGGAGCTGGCGGACTGGTTCCATATTTGCGGCACGTCGTACCGCATGATTCTGCCGGACAGAATGGCGGACGTGGAAGAAGATGAATCTCCGTTTGAGATTTTTACACTGGATCCGCGCAACACCTTCGTGGTGTACTCCAGCGGCTTAGGCCACCGGCCCATTTTGGGCGTGACGTATGTGCAGAAAGAGGACAACACCGTTGTTTTCTGCTGCTATTCCGAAGACACATATTTTGAGGTAACGGAAACCTGGGATGTGAAAGCGGAGCCACAGATATTGGGCATCCCAATTATCGAATACCCCTCCAATGAATCCCGGTTGGGCGCTTTTGAGATTGTGCTCCCCCTTCTGGACGCTATCAACAACGTTCAATCCAACCGCATGGACGGCGTAGAACAGTTTGTCCAGGCGCTGATGCTGTTCCACAACGTGGACATTTCGCCCGAAGATTACAAGAATTTGAGGGCAGAAGGCGCTATTAAGTTCAAGGACATTGACGCGACGCTCAAGGCTGACATCGGGTACCTGACGGCGGAGCTGAACCAGACACAGACCCAGACTTTGACGGATGACATGTACGACACCGTTCTGACGATTTGCGGAATGCCGAACCGGAATGGAGGATCCTCAACCAGTGACACCGGGTCTGCGGTCATTATGCGCGACGGATGGTCGTCAGCAGAGGCGCGGGCAAAGGACTCCGAGCAGATGTTCAAACGGTCCGAAAAGCAGTTTCTGAAAATCGCCATCAAAATCTGCAATAATCTTCGGACACTTTCGCTGAAAATGTCCGCCCTGGAAATTCGGTTTACGCGCCGGAATTACGAAAATATCAGCGAAAAGGCCAGTGTTTTGGTAGCCATGCTGAACAACGGGAAAATTGCCCCACAACTGGCATTTACACACTGCGGCATGTTCTCCGATCCTCAGCTTGCGTACAAAATCAGCGCGGAATATGCCGAAAAGCAAGAAGAAAAGGAACTATCGACAGGGAAGTCGTTAAAACGCAACGGGGAGACAACCTCGGAAAAAACGGAAAACGGTGCGGAGGGAACCGCCGAAAAAACGCAGGAGGTATCAACATGAAAATCGACACCAGCAGAATCGAAGGTTACGCAGATATGTCCACCGAGGACAAGCTCAAGGCCCTGGAGGGATTCGAGTATGAGGACAATGCCGCAGAGATTGCCCGGCAGAAGAATGCTATTTCCAAGGCGAATTCCGAAGCCGCCCAGTGGAAGAAGAAGTACAACGATATGCTTTCCGAGGACGAGCGCCAGAAACAGGAACAATCCGATAGCATTGCCGCAATGCAGAAAGAGCTTGACGAGCTGAGAACGGCAAAGACCGTCTCTGAGTACAAGGCCAAGTTCGTGGCGCAGGGCTATGCAGAAGATTTGGCAAGTGACACCGCCAAAGCTCTGGCGGCTGGTGATTCCGCAAAGGTCTTTGCGAACCAGCAGAAATTCCTGGACGAGTATGCCAAGAAGGTAAAGTCCGACATCCTCAAGGGCACTCCCGCGCCGCACGGCGGTGCCGGTCCCGTTGGAGTTGATTACGACAAGAAGATCGAGGAGGCGCGTGCAAGCAAGAACTATGCGGAAGTCGCTTATTACACGCGCCTGAAGGCACAGGAAGAATCCGCAAATAACAAATAAAAGGAGTTAAGACATGGCAGATACTTTTGCTACCAGCTTTGCAACGCTGAACTATTCCGGCATGCTCTTTAACAAGGGCAATACCAAGACCCCCCTGAGTTCCATTATCGGTTCCCGGGCTAAGGTGACGAACCACGTAGAGTTTGTTACCGGCCAGGAATACACCACCGGCGGCGGAGAACAGCCCGCCATCTCCGAGTCTGCGTCTTTGACCGCCCCCGATGCTTCCATTGTGACCCGGGAGCAGCAAACAAACGTTACCCAGATTTTCCATGAGGCTGTCGGCATCTCCTATGCCAAACAGTCCAATATGGGCACCCTGTCGGGCCTGAACGTGGCTGGTCAACAGGCAAACCCCATTAATGAACTGGACTTTCAGGTGGCCGCCAAGATGCAGAAGATCAACCGTGACATTGAATACACGTTCATCAACGGCGTGTACAACAAGGCCACCGATGACACCAAGATCAACAAGACCCGTGGGCTTGTCACCGCAATCACCACCAACGTCACGGCCATGGGCAGCAAGCCTCTGGGCCTGTGGGATATCGCCGACATGGTGAAGAAGGTCTATGGCCAGAACGCTCCCACCGATGGCCTTTGCCTGTGGTGTGACGCTGTGACCATGTTCCAGATTAACGCCGACGCTGTTCAGAATGGCCTGACCGTGGTTCCTGCTTCGCGTGAAATCAACGGTATTTCGCTCTCCAGCGTGGTTACTCCCCTGGGCGTGGTGTACCTGTACCTCGGCGAGTGCCTGCCCGCTGGCACCGCTCTGCTGCTGAACCTGGACGCTATTTCCCCCGTGTTCCAGCCTGTGCCCGGCAAGGGTAACTTCATCCTGGAACAACTGGCCAAAACCGGCGCGGGCGAGAAGTATCAGCTGTTCGGTCAGATCGGTCTCGACCATGGCCCTGAGTGGTACCACGGCAAGTTTACCGGCATCGCCGCCACCTTCACCAAGCCTACCTACAGCCGCAGCGTGTTCATCGCCAACGACGCCAGCAATCCCGTTAACACCAAAGCTGTCACCGGCTGATCTGGAGGTATGAGATGCGCGACGAAGAAAAACTGGCCATGCTGGGAGACATGACCGGAGAGACAAGCGAATCGATTCTCTCTGCGTATCTGAATATTGCGGCCAGCAAGATTCTTCGCAGAGCGTTTCCGTTCGGGACAGATGCCACTGCTGTCCCCGCATGCTACGAGATCAACCAAATTGAGATCGCCGCATATCTCATCAACAAGCGCGGAGCAGAGGGGGAAACAGCGCATAGCGAAAATGGCGTTTCCAGGTCTTATGAGGGCGGCGACGTGCCACCTTCTCTTATGCGGGAAATCGTGCCGTTTGCGGCCACCATGTGAGGTGCAAGGATGAAAATCATGAACCGAAACAAAAGGCCGTTTTGGTATCTTTTGTACCAAGGGACAGAACTGGGGAAGGACGCTGGTGGATACGAAACCGGCGAAAAAAACGTGAAATATGCGGACCCGGTGAAAATGGAAGCCAACATCTCCCCGGCTGCTGGGTATGCTCAGATTCAGCAGTTTGGGCAGTTCATCTCCTATGACAAGGTGATTATCACAGATGATATGACCTGCCCCATCGACGAAAACGCAGTACTTTTTATCGACAAAAAACCAGAATATAAAGACGGAAGGCCGCTTTATGACTACGTTGTAAAGCAAATTGCCAAGTCTCTGAATTTGGTTTCCATCGCCGTCAGCAAGGTGAATGTGTCGTGAAAAGGACTGTAAAGACGGCGCTGTCCGCTGCGGGCATTCAACGGATGATTGACGTAGTCGAAGATTACCGGACATGGCTGGAGGACAGGGCGAATGTGCTTCTCCGAGAGCTTTCTTCCATGGGGTATGATATCGCATCCGCAAAATTTGAGTCTGCCGTATACGACGGGACAAACGACGCGAATGTAAAAATCGAAGAACGGGACGGACGCACGGCGGCGGTAGTAGCTGTCGGTGCGTCCGTCCTGTTTATTGAATTCGGCACTGGCGTTATGTACCCGGACAACCACCCGGAAGCTGCGCGAAACGGCATGGTTCGCGGCGCTTACGGAAAGGGTCACGGCAAGCAAAGGACGTGGGGCTACTACGGGGACCCCGGAACGAACGGAGTTGAGAAAACGAACCCAAAAACCGGCAATACGGTGGTTCTTACTCACGGCAACCCGGCCAACATGTCCATGTACGACACGGTAAAGGAGCTTTCAGACAGGCTCCCAGCCTTGGTCAAGGAGGTGTTTCGATGATCGACATTGAAAGCAAGGTATATACGCCAATCGCGGAACAGCTCCGCGAGAAATACCCGGGCATTGACGTGGCCGGGGAGTATATCAATGCACCCCCTAAATTCCCACATGCCAGCATTGTGGAGCAGGACAATTACACCGCCGCAAATCGTTTAGATTCATCCGAAAGAGAGAGATATTCCGTACTGATGTACGAGGTAAACGTCTACTCCAACAAAACTGGCGGGAAAAAGAGTGAATGCCGTTCCATCATGGCAGACATCGACAGGATGATGTATGCGCGTAACTTCGCAAGGATTTCCATGTCCCCGGTCCCGAACATGGAAAACGCCTCTATCTACCGTCTTGTTGCCAGATACAGGGCGGAAACAGACGGGGCCACTATTTTCAGACGATAACAGAAAGGAATGATGACCTATCCCTATCTCTACCTACAAGGTTTTCCTGATGCACAAAGATACCAGCGCTGCGTCGTGGTCGAAGCTGATCGACATCAAAGAGTTCCCCGATCTGGGTGGCGACCCCGACATGCTGGAAACCACCACGCTTTCCGACAAGATGCAGACCTTCATCGCGGGCATCCAGTCCATGGACGGCCTGTCCTTCACCGCCAACTACGCCTTGCCCGATTATAAGGCGCTCAAAGCGCTGGAGGGCAAGCAAGAGGATTACGCCGTATGGTTCGGCGGCACTGAAAGTGCGGGAACGCTGACTCCTTCCGGTTCCGACGGCAAGTTCAGCTTTAAGGGCGAGTTGTCCGTGTACCCCACTGGAGGCGGTGTCAACGAAGTTGTGGGCATGGCTATCACCATCGCTCCCTCGACCGTAATCAACCTGGATGGCGAATAAGGAGAAAACAGAATATGGCAAAGACGCTTACTGTTAAGGATCCCGTGACCGGCATTGCGTACACCCTGGAATATACCCGCAAGACCGTGGAGCTGATGGAGAAAGAAGGGTTTGTTGCGACCGAAGTCGAAAGCAAGCCCATGACCAGTCTTCCCGCGCTGTTTGCTGGAGCTTTTAAAGCTCATCATCGGTTTGTTAAGCGCGATGTGATCGACAAGATTTACGCGGGTATGTCCAAGAAGGACGAACTGATCGGCAAGCTGGTTGAGATGTACAACGACCCCATCATCGCCTTGCTGGACGAGCCTGTGGAAAGCGAGGAAAACCCTACCTGGACGGCGAACTGGTAAACGAGTCGCCGTCGAATAAAGCGGGGGAGCCAATCCCCCGCTATTCCGATAAATTCTATGAGCTGTTTCCATATTATCTGGCCATTGGTATGACCTATAGCCAGTACTGGGACGAGGACTGTGAACTGGTCAAATATTACAGGGAAGCAGCGAAGATTAAACGCGATTTGACAAATCAAACCGCATGGCTGCACGGCGCATACATTTATGAAGCCGTGGCGGACTTAGCACCCATTCTCCGCATGGGCGGCAAGAAAGGTACCAGGCCAAAGCCGTACCGTGATTCCCCATACGACCTGTATGCACAGAGCGAAAAGCTCAAAAAACAGGAGCAAGGCGACAAGAAGGCGCGGTCCGTCATGGAGATGTTTATGATCGCGAACAACAAACGATTCGAGCAGGGAGGTGGCAAGAATGGCGGATAATGTGGAAATCCATGGTATTGAGTTTCAAATTAAGGAAAACAGCGACAGCGCTGTAGCGTCCCTGGAAAAGCTGCAAAATACCCTGGTTCGTCTGAAAACGGCCACATCCGGGGGCGTGTCTGCTCTGCGCACTACTGCCAGGCAGTTGGACTCCTTGAACAAGGCCCTGGAAAACACCAGCACAGATAAGCTCCAGAGGCTCCGGTCCTTGACCAGCGGACTGAAAAGCCTGAGTGAGGTCAGCGCCGTCAAAATCTCCAGTTCCGTGCCGAACCAAATCGCCGCACTATCTACGGCGCTGAGCCAAATCAAGACAACGGACGGCGATAAGCTGATTGCCCTTGCAGACGGTATGCGTCCGCTCTCCGAACTGGGACGTTCCCGTCTCACATCGTTTATTAGCCAACTCGGCAAACTCCCGGAGGTCATGCGTGAGCTTGATGCGGCGGATTTGGATAAGTTTAACCGCCAAATGAAGGAGCTTGCGGCGGCGATTCGTCCGTTGGCTGACGAGATGCAGCGGCTCGGAACGGGATTTGCTGCGCTACCCGCCAGACTCCAGCGGGCCATTACGATGGTAACCCAGTACAACGCCGCTGTGCAGCGCGGGACGCGCAGAACGAGCATGTTTAGTAGAGCTACGGGCATGATTCGGTTCGGAATTTTGTATGCTGGGCTGCGGCGCGTGGTGGGCCTTATCGGAACGGCTATCACGGAATCCAACACGTACCAAGAGGACCTGAACCTGTTCAGCGTCGCGCTGGGTAAATACGCAAAGGAAGCGCAGAACTACGCAGAAAAAGTATCTTCTGTGATGGGCATCGACCCGGCGCAGTGGATGCGGAACCAGGGTGTGTTCCAGACGCTTCTGACTGGATTTGGCGATACAGAAGACCGGGCATACACCATGAGCAAAAATTTGACACAGTTGGGCTATGACCTGTCCTCTTTCTTCAACATCTCTGTTGAGGACTCCATGCAGAAGCTGCAATCCGGCATTGCAGGCGAACTGGAGCCACTGCGAAGATTGGGCTATGACCTGTCTGTTGCGCGATTGCAGCAGGAAGCGCTGAATCTTGGTATTACCAAGAGCGTTTCCGCCATGAATCAGGCGGAAAAAGCAGAATTGCGGTACTACGCTATTATGACACAGGTGACGACCGCACAGGGCGACATGGCCCGAACCCTGGAAGCTCCTGCGAACCAGCTGCGTGTGCTTAGAGCAGAAATCACTCAGGTGTCCCGTGCAATCGGCAATCTGTTTATCCCGATTCTGACTAAAGCTCTGCCTTATGTCATTGCGTTTCTGCAAATTGTCCGCGAGTTAGCGAACGCGCTGGCTAAACTGTTCAGGTTTGAGCTTACGGACGTTGACTGGGACGGCGTGAATCGTGGGGCTGTTGCCGCCGGGGATCTTTCGGACAACATGGATGCAGCGGTAGACGCTGCCAAGGAGTTTAAGCGCTACACCATGGGCTTTGACGAATTGAACATCCTGCCGTCCAACACGGGTTCTTCCGGCAAAACGGATGCTGGCATTACCGGCTCTGGTGGACTCGGGATTAATTTGCCCGAGTACGATTTCTTGGCTGGGGTCGTGAGCAGAAACGTTGAACAGGTTAAGGCAAAGCTCAAAGAACTGCTGCCGCTGGCCATTGCTGTTGGAGCGGCTTTTTCGGGATGGTCCATCGCCAAAGGAATTCTTCCTGCGATTACCGCAATCTCCAGAAAGCTTGCAACACTCGTTCCCATGGCCGGAACGATTGGTACAGGAATGCTCGCCGCCGGAGTTGGCATGATTATTGCCGGGCTACCGACGTACTTGGTATCTGTATACGACGCCATTAAAAACGGGCTTAATTGGTTGAATGGAGTGCTTATTCCTCTGGGCTCCACCATGGCGGGTGCCGGTGTGGGTGCAATCATCGGGTCGCTTGGCGGGCCTATCGGTATGGGAATTGGTGCTCTGATCGGACTCGCCGTCGGGGCGCTGACCGACCTTGCAATCTGGATAGTGCAGAATTTCGGCAATGAAATAGCTGGTTTCTTTACGAACATTTGGGAATGGTTTGACGGGAAAATCATCCAGCCGGTAGTTAGTGCATTGAGCACTGCTGCAAACTGGGTGTGGGAGAAAGTCATTTCGCCGATCATTGAGTTCTTCCGCCCCGTTGCTGAATCTGTGGCGGATGTTGCGACACACATCTGGAATAACGCGGTGGAAATTGTCTCCGGAATCATTGAGGGCGTCAAAACTATCTGGAATAAAATTAAAGAAATCTCTCTAAAAGTCGTGGAAGTCCTCGCCGCAGCGGGGACTGCGTTCTACACCTATGTCATCGTTCCAGTAACCGGCTGGGTGAAGGAACACGTGATCGATCCGCTGAAAAAGGCCGCAACATGGGTGTACGACACGGTCATTAAACCGATAGTTGGCTTTTTCTTGGCAAAGCTCACCTTGATAAGAGATACAGCCGTCAAAATCTTTAAGGGGATTTGGACGACTGTATCCGATTTCGCCTCCGGCATTTTCAAGGGCGTAATCAACGGAATCTTTTCCACGATTGAGCGAACGATTAACGGATTCATACGAATGTTGAATCTGGCAATCGGGCTAATCAACAAAATCCCTGGAGTAAGTATCACGAAAGTCGAGCCGATTTACATTCCGAAGCTTGCCGAAGGCGGTTTTCCCAACGAGGGACAGTTGTTTGTCGCCCGTGAAGCTGGCGCGGAGATGGTGGGCAACATCGGCAGACGGACAGCCGTTGCGAACAATGACCAGATAGTCTCCGCCGTGTCTGACGGCGTGTACCGCGCTGTAATGTCCGCTATGTCCAATAAAGATGGAGTGTCCGGGGATATCAACATTACTATCAATATGGACGGCGACGTGGTGTATCGCAACGTCGTAAAGAAAAACAAAGAGGTGGTCCGGGCAACCGGCAAATCTCCCCTGTTCGCGTAAGGAGGGCGCATGGCAATCATCACGGTAAAAAAGAAAGACGAGACCACTGTGCCGCTCCCTGACCCCAAATCTTTTTCCTGGGGCTTGCAGGACGTAGATGCAGACGGTTCCGGAAGAAACCAGAATGGTGATGCGTTCCGCGACAGGGTAGCCAGGAAACGGAAGTGGACCATGGAATGGCCCCCTTTGACTGCTGAACAATGCTCCACAATCTTGAAAGCCGTCACGGACGTATTTTTCCAGGCGACAGGGCCAGACGCGGAGGACGGCATGAACCGCACCATGACGTGTTATGTGGGGGACCGCACTACCCCCATGTACTCTTGCATCGATGGGGAATGGAGATGGGAAAGTCTGTCCATGAACTTCGTGGAGAGGTGAGTTTATGTACAATGTCTCCACCGCGTTCCACACCGCATTTGCGGATTATGGCCGCGAGATCAAGGCCAAGGTGATTTTTAATGGGCAGACAGAGCTTGACGGAAACTACGTTCAGGAGATCACCGCCACACCGGCGTTTGATTCTTCAGACGGTATTTCCGTCGGCTCTGCCTGTTCCGGGCGGTGCAAAATCCGCATTTACAAGCCGGATGAGCCGTTGCAATTGTCCGGCGGGTACTTTGTGCCGTATATCGGCATCTCCGTTCCTGGCGGCGATACAGGCACGACAGCCATCGCCGGTCAGGCTGTGGCCGGTAAGGCAATCTCCGGTGTAAGCACCGCAGCATCTGGGGTGGAATATGTCCCCCTGGGCCGATATTACATCCCCGCAGACGGCGTGGAAAATTTGGTGTATGGCTGGGAAATCACCGGCTACGACCAAATGGCATCCTTGACGGAGCAGTACACCCCGCAAATTGAGTTCCCCGCCACGCCAGACGCTATGCTGACGGACTTGTGTGCGCAAAGCGGCCTGACTCCCCCAACGGTGATTTTCCCGGATATGACAATCGAGTCTGTGTTTGAGGGGGCCATCCGACAGCAGCTGGGGTGGCTGGCTGGACTGTGCGGGCAGTCCGCGCACTTCGACCGGGACGGCAATCTGGTGTTCAAGTGGTACGCAAAGACTACTTTCCGGGTTGGCCGGGACCAACAGTACATGTCCGGCCTGACCCGCACGGCAGACGGTCTGTACACGGTATCCAGTCTCACCACCGGAACGGAAGATGAACCCATTACATCCGGCACCGGCCTGGGGATTACGTCCACAAACCCCTACATGAATCAGGCCGTTGCAGACCTGATTCAGCCGGAGTTAGAGATATCCTTCCAACCCTGCGATGTAAAATGGCGTTGTGACCCGTCTGTTGAGGTTGGCGACGTCATCCAAGTGGAGGGTGATACCGGCGAATGGCTGGATGTGTGCGTTATGGAGCAGGAAATTCACCTGTACGGTGGCCTGTCCTCTACGATGCACAGTTACGCCCCACAGGACGCGGATTACGCCATGGAAAGCCCTACAGAGCAGCGAATTAAGCGGGCTTATGAGGGCCTTACCAAGGCCATGCAGAACGCCACACAGAAGATCATCGGGGCAAAGGGCGGGTATTACGAGCTGACTCTGGACGAACAGGGCTTTCCAATCGGGTGGACCCTGCGAGATACGCCCACCATTACGCCCAATACCCGGATGTGGATTATGTCCACAGGTGGGCTGGGATTCTCCAAGGACGGCGGAAATACAATTTCCGGTGTTGCATTGACCATGGACGGCGAGATCAACGCAAATGTCATTACCGCAGGGCAAATGTCCGCAGAAAGAGTCACCGTCAACGGCCAGACGCTTTCGGACTTCATCGACGCCAGTATCGACGATGACGGCCATCCGGTGCTGCGTATCGGGTCATCTGCGTCGGAAATTGTGCTGAAAGAGTACAACGACAAAATCGGATTCTATGATACTTCTGGGACCCTTCTGGCATATTGGAATAATAATAGTTTTGAGCTGGTGGAGCTGAGCAAGTTCCGCCTGGGGCCTATGGGCATTGTCGTACAGCCTAACGGTTCCGTGTCCTTCGTGGGGGTGAATTGATGGCAAGCATTTACGGCGCAAAATCTTCCACCGGCTGGCAATTACGGCTGGATTACAGCGTATCCCAGAGCATTTCGGACAACAAGTCCACACTATCCCTGACGCTGTACATCTATGACGGCACCGGCGAGAGCTACAACCTGGACGCCAATAGTTGCTATTACACTCTGCAAGGCACCAAGGTGTATAACCCGTACCGGTACAATTCCAAGGGCTGGTACAAGCTGGGCAGCAAGTCTATCACCGTGGCTCATAACAATATGGGCAAGGGGTCTGTGGTGCTTTCTGCGGACTGGCACAGCGGATTTACATCATCCTACACACCATCCAGCCTGACGGTTTCCGGCACGGTCAATCTCCCGGATATCCCCCGGGCATCATCCGTGTCAGCATCCGGACTTGTGCTGGGTTCTGCCGGTACGCTTGCAGTGACCCGGGCCGTGAGCACTTTTACGCACACCATCAAGCTCAAATGTGGCTCTGCGGCACAGGTAACTGTGGTGACAAAATCCAGCGCCACATCCATATCGTATACGCCGCCATTGGATTGGGCCGCGCAGAATACGTCTGGAATCTCCGTAAACATTACGGCGGAAATTACCACCTACAACGGGGACGCCGTGGTGGGCACCAATACGACCACACTGACGGCATCCATTCCTGCATCGGTAAAACCCACCCTGTCCGTGAGTCTGTCCGACACCTCCGGGTATCAGCCCACATACGGCTGGGTGCAGGGCAAGAGCGCTCTGAAAGCCACGTTTTCCGCTGCCGGGTCTTACGGGAGCACCATCAAGGCCAAGTCTCTGACCATCGGCGGGAAAGTCGCCATCCCGGACGGAGCGAATGCCCTTACAGGAAGCGGCACAATGGCCGTTGTGGCCACCGTCACGGACAGCAGAGGGCGCACGGCATCCGTTACCCGGAACATCACCGTAAACGCCTACAGCGGCCCTGGAATCCAGGATTTGACCTTTGTGCGCGGCTCTTACACAGGAAGCGTGTGGACGGATAACGCCATGGGCGCAGATATCAAACTGACGTTCGCCCTGTCCCTCCAGCTGACCGGGAACAAGGCATCTGTGGAGATTACCGGCGCGTCCACGCTGACCGACCAGACCAGCGGTGCAAAGACCGTGCATTTGGTGTCCTTTGGCACGGACACGACCAGTGTTGTACAGGTCAAAGCTACGGACTCCCTGGGCACCACGGTAACGCGGGAAATCACTATCCCCACCGTTTCGGTGCCCATGAACATGAACTTTACCCTGCCCGGGGTTTGTTTCGGCGGCGTGGCCGAACACGAAAAGGTGGCAGAGTTTAAATGGCCCATCCTGTATTTGGGGAAAACTCTCCTGGATTATCTCCACCCCGTTGGCAGCATCTTCCAGTCCACAGATTCCACCTCCCCAGCGGAACTGTTCGGCGGGACGTGGGAGCAGGTCAAGGACGTATTCCTGCTGGCGGCGGGTGAATCCCATGCGGCTGGCTCCACCGGCGGCGAGGAGGAGCACGTCTTGACGGCGGCGGAGATGGCAAACCACACTCACGGCTACGATTACACGGGCCAGAGCGACGCCACCGGCACCGGGGCCATCAAGATCGTGTCTCCCAGCGGCACCGCCAACGCTTACACGGGCAAGGCTACGTCTAACTGCGGCGGCCAAGCCCACAACAATATGCCGCCGTACCTGGCCGTGTACACATGGCGCAGGACGGCTTAAGGAGGGAAAAATGCCCGAAATCAACATCAAGGTGTGCAACAAATGCGCCGAGGGCGAGGGCGTGATTATCTGCAACAACAGCGACTACACGGTGGTGTGGGACCTGGACGAGGAATGGACGCCTTACGACACCAAGACCATGCGGGTGAACCTGGCGGACGGCACCTATCAGGACGTGGTATTCCCCGGCAATACGGCGGTTCTGCCGGTGCTCAGCACGCCGGGGTGGGCGTCCGTGGGCTTGTATGCCGGAGATATCCGCACTACCCGGGCGGCCCGGCTTCTGGCGCTGTCCTCCGTGCTTACTCCCGGCGGCGCTCCTGCCGCCCCGGCGGAAGACGTATATGCGCAGATCATGGCCAAACTCAACGAGCTTTCTACCGTCTCCCCGGAGGATATCGCCAAAGCCGTGGAGGACTACCTGGCGGAGCATCCTGCGGCCTCTGCGTCCATGCGGGTGGAGGGCGGCTATATCCAGTTCTCCGGCGATGGGAAAACCTGGGAAAACGTGATTGCCCTGGCCGATCTGAAAGGCCCCAAGGGCGACACGGGCGCGGGGATGGACGTCACCGGTGCAACCGTCGGCCAAATCGCCAAAATCTCCGAAGTCGACGACAGTGGCGTACCTACGGCGTGGGAACCGGCAGATATGCCGGGCGGAGGCGGAGAAAAATCCTGGACAAAGATTATTGACGTAGAAATCACAGAAAGAACACATAGCTTTATCGCAGATAACCTTGGTGGAGCAACAGAGTTCCATATCCGATGGAGTAATTTACAAAACGAATCGCAAACAGATTCAGGATTGAATCTCGTAATCAATGGGAAGGAAATTGGTACAGCCGGAGTTGGAAGCGTGGTGGCAAAGGCTGGAGTATCCAGATATGGCTGGACGCATTGTAAGTATACCGGCCTTTTTTGGCTGATTGAAATATCAGGTGGCTCTATATCTTCCGGGTTAAATTCAAGAATGTCCCTGAACTCCGTTTGGAATCTCACTGAAAGTGTAGGCGAAGCTACTACGTTAAAGCTTAGGGGAACTACGGACCAATATTCCCCGGTATCAGGAAAATTGGAGGTATGGGCACGATGAAAATCTACAAAAACGGCATAATCCGGGAGGCCACCCCGGAAGAAATCACGGAAATGGAAGAGGCTCGCCTCCGCTACGAGGCAGAAGAAAAGCACCGTCCCCTATCCACCGAGGAAGTCCAGGCTATGCTCATCCGCCAGCAGGTGAACACCCTAACCGTGGACGATGCAACGGCCCTCCGTATGGCAGCATTCTATCCCGAATGGGAAAGCGGGAAGGCCTACACGGCTGAAAATGGTTGCCCGGTGGGCTATAAGGTAGTCCGGGCCGGGAAGCTCTGGAAGCTCCGCCAGGAACACACTTCCCAGGATGACTGGGCGCCCGGCTCTGCCGGGACAGAATCCCTCTGGGAGGAAATCTGTGAACAGCACGATGGCACGAAATACGATGCTATCCCCTACAACGGCAATATGGCATTAGAGGCCGGGAAGTATTACACCCAGGACGGCGTATTATACAAGTGTATCCGAGATACCGGGAACCCCGTGTATCATGCCTTGAGTGCGTTGGTGGGAACCTATGTGGAGGTGGTTGAAAATGGCTCTTGAAAAAGTGGTGTACGAGGATAACGTAACGGTTATCACTGCCGCCCAGCTGAATGCTATCCAGGATGAGATTATCCGGGTGGCGGGGAAAATCGACGCTATCGCCGATGGGACGGAGGTGAGCTACTGATGGCAAAGAAGCTCTATGAGGAGGCAAGCGTCCAGGCCATCGCAAATGCCATCCGAGCCAAAAACGGCAGTACGGCCACCTATAAAATCGCCGAAATGGCCGGGGCCGTCCAGGCCCTCACCGGCGCGGAGGATGTGCAGTGGCATCAGTGCCCGGAAGCGGTACGCAATTACCTTGCCAACGTGACCTATGACCCAAGCGACTACAGCACGTCACAGATTGCCGACTATGCGCCTGCTGCGGCTGTCCAGAGCAACACCAAGCCCATCGGGAAAGTCGTTGACGGCAAAACCTTTTACAATGAGCCGCCGAATGTCCTGACCCCGTTTGCCACCACTCATAAGGCAGGAACACTCAAGCCTTTAGACCAGGTCCGATGGGTCAACACCTCGCAGACACAAAATGTCCGTGATATTGGCGGCTGGGCTTGTGACGGTGGCACTGTCAAATACGGGAAAATATTCCGTGGTGCTGAACCCGCTCAAGCAGACGCAACTTTGCTTACTGAGGAAGTCGGAATAAGAGCTGAGTTGGAGCTACAGGGAACGGAAGGCGGCAACTCTAACGTCCTTGCTGGGAAAGTGGATTATTGCTGCCCTTTGAATGGCTCCTACTGGGCTTATTACTCTGCGATTCTTAACAATAAACCGCAGGCAAAGGAAGCGCTTGAATTCGCAATGTCTTGCGCTTGCCATGGGAAACCGGTCTATGTCCACTGTTCTGCCGGGGCAGATCGCACGGGCACGGTCGTTTGTATTCTGGAGGGAATCCTCGGCGTGTCACAATCTGATTGCGATAAGGACTACGAAATGACCTCCTTCACAGGCAGCGGAGATAACAGTTACCTGCGTAAAAGATGCGGAAGAACAGCGGAAGAAACAGGAACTGTCGCAGAAACTGAATACAAGCAGTTTATCTCCGGCATCGCAGCATTGCCGGGTGCCACATTCCGGGATAAATGCGTGAATTTTGTCTTGTCGTGCGGAATCACAGCAGAGCAGATAAACGCATTCCGCGCCGCTATGATCGACGGGACGCCGGAAACATTGTCGCCAACGGTCAGCAGTTATACAGTATCCCGGGCGCTTGCTGGGGCTACTGCGGATAACAGTGCAGCGTCGGCCACACAGTACCAGCCGTATGAGACGAAGATCGAACCGGCGGACGGTAAGGTTATCAGCAGCGTAAAGGTCACCATGGGCGGTGTGGACATCACGTCCGCCGTATTCTCCGGGCAGCGGACGAATATGCGGCACGCGGTCACAGCAAGCCTGACAAACTGCGCCACTAATAACCGCAAAAAGGCTGTGATCGACGGCGAAGGCTATGGCGCAACGATCACGGCGGCCACCGGATGCACCTTGGACGGAGCGGCAGTGAAAATTATGATGGGAGGTATAGATATGTCAGCAACATATTATTCTAACGGAAAGATCGCTATCCCGAACGTGACTGGGGATATTGCAATTACCGTAACAGCCGTGGCCACAGCGCCCAATTATACCAACTTGTTCGACGCAAGCAAAATGTATTCGGGGCAAAGAATCAATTCCAGCGGACAACTGGAGGCCAACAGCGCGTGGAATGTCTCGAACAATATTAGCTATGTAGCAGGTTCGACTTCTACAGTCAGGATTAAGGGAATCGGAAGTCCTACAGCGAACGATGGACGCGTTGTTTATAGTACCGATAATGGGGCGAGTTGGTATGGTGCGGTTTATGTCAAGAACTCCACCGATTATGCCTACGATGCGGCAAATGACATCATTTCTTTCACCCTTAAAACGCCAAACCCGAATATGTTCCGGATTTCGTTTCCGTCTACTGTCGATATAAATGGACTCATTATTACGGTGAATGAGGAAATTTTTTAATCGAGTAGGTATGCGGTATAAAAGAAAACACGATCAAGGCCCCCGGGGCGGCGTAATCGGCAAAATAGCCAAACATGCGGAACAAAATACAGTAAAAATCACAAATTGAAAGGAGATTTTACATGAAAGAGAACACGATCAAGGCCGTGCTGGCGGCCGCCCTGGGGGCACTGTGTGCCTACGGGGTGCAGCTGCTGGTGCCGGTGCTGGTGCTGGTGGTGGTTATGCTGCTGGACTACGCCACGGGCATGACCAAGGCATGGAACGCCGGGGAACTGTCCTCCCGGGTGGGCCTGCGGGGCATCCTGAAGAAGGTGGGCTACTTGGTCATCGTCACCGTGGCCGCTGTGGTAGACTGGCTGCTGCGTTACGGAGCCGACACCCTGGGCTGGGACTGGCCGGTGGAGTTCCTGTTTGCCAGCATCGTCATCATCTGGCTGGTGATCAACGAGCTGCTGTCCATCCTGGAGAACGTTTCGGCCATTGGCGCACCGGTGCCGGGCTTTTTGCAGGCCCTGCTAAAAAAGCTGAAGGTACACACTGAGGACACGGCAGAGGAGAACCTGCCGGGAGAGGAGAATAGCGATGAGTAAGAAGGTCTACATCAGCCCCAGCGACCAGGTGAGCAACGCTTACGCCTGGGGCAACACCAACGAGCACGTCCAGTGCCAGAAGATCGCCGAAGCGGAGGCGGCAGCCCTGCGCCGTAGCGGCGTGGAGGTGCAGGTGGCGGCTCTGGGTTCCACCATGGCCCAACGCTGCGCCCAGTCCAACAGCTTCGGTGCGGACGTCCACAACTGCGTCCACACCAACGCCTGCAACGGCAAGGTCATGGGCACCCGGCTGTTCTGCTACGCCATCCCCGGCAAGGGGTATGACGCCTGCAAGGCGGTGTTTGCGGAGCTGGCTCCGCTGTCTCCCGGCACGTCCGAGAACGTGCAGAAGAACCCCAACCTTTACGAGGTGCGTATCCCTGCGGCTCCCACGGTGTACTGTGAGTGCGAATTCCACGACACGGTGGAGGGTGCCAAGTGGATCGTGGAGCACACCACGGAGATCGGCGAGGCCATCGCCAAGGGTCTGTGCAAGTACCTGGGCGTGGCCTTCGTCCCGGCTCAGACGCAGAAGCCTGCCGAAGAACCCAAGGCCGACGCCGAACAGGTGCTGTACCGGGTCCAGGTGGGAGCCTTCGCCGTCCGCGCCAACGCCGACAGGATGCTGGAAAAGCTGAAAGCGGCAGGGTTCACCGGGTTTGTGGTGAAGGGGAAGAAGTAAGAAACATTCTGGACGGCGGGGAGTGATGTAACGCCGCGCTCCCTGCCCGCGCATTGCGCCCGCACGCCCACGGCTTCTATTTTGCCATGGATAATAGTCGTAAAGCCGTTCGGTACTACATTTCCAGCATGGCTCCTAAGAGAGCTTTGGAATTTGTCCAATCTTTCGATTTGCCAGAAGATGAGGAATCGTGCATTATTTTGTGCGATATCCGCCGAAAGTCTTATATCCAAGTTTCCAACGCGCTTCACGTCTCGCCGGAAAGCGTCAAGAGAAACCGCCGCAGGGCATTGTCGAAAATTGTTGACGCGCTGACAAATCAATAGACCTCACTTGGACATGATCGCCCATTCAGAGACCTTTTACAGGCCATCTGAATGGGCGATTTTTTTGTACCATATAAGCAAAGGAGGGCTGGCGATGTACGGATTCAACAACCAATATCAGCAGGGATATGGTGCCCCATACATGGGGCAATACGGGCAAGCATCACAGCAAGCGTGCCAAATCACCAGAGTAAACGGCAGAAACGGGGCAGATGCGTTCCGCATGGCACCCAACAGTTCCATCTTACTCCTGGACGAGAATGACCCGGTTGTGTGGCTCAAGGTCAGCGACGGGGCGGGGTATTGTACTGTTACTCCATACAGCATTGCGCCGTATCAAGACCCCGCGAAGGTAGATGTTACCAGTTTGGAAGAACGCGTGAAAAGATTGGAGGAAATGCTAAATGCCAAATCCGATGATTCAGATGCTCCAGCAAAACGCAAAAAGCCTGAATAACCCTCTCGCAATGTTGATGGAGTTCCGCAAGTTCGCGGCTGGTATGACCCCGCAGCGGGCAAAGGAACAAGTGGAACAAATGCTGCAATCGGGAAAGATGAACCCGCAGCAGTTCCAGCAGCTCCAGCAGCAAGCCAAGGAGTTTATGAGATTCCTGAAATAAGCCGGTGCGCAACGGTTTATTATAAAAATTTCAAGAAAGGAGTTTTGAAATGGACAACTATTCCCTCTCTGATCTTCGGGCCGCTGTTGATGGCGGCAATGACAATTGGGGGGGCGGCGCGTGGTGGATTATCATCCTGTTCCTTTTCGTCTTTATGGGCGGAGGCTGGGGGATGAACCGGCAAGGCGAATTTGGCCAGTATGCCACCGCTTCGTCTCAACAGGAAATCCTTTTCGGCCAGCAGTTTGGCCAGCTGAATGACCGTCTGACCAACGTGGGCAACGGCATCTGCAACTTGGGATACGAAATGCAGGGCAATGTCGGGCAGTTGGGCAAAGAAATGGCCCTGGCGCAGAACGGTACGAACATGGCCATTATGCAGACCGGAAACAACATCCAGTCTCAGATGTCGGAGTGCTGCTGCACCACGCAGCGGGCTATTGACAGCGTCAACGCCAACATTGACGCCAAGTTTGCCGCCCTGGAGAAATCTCAGCTGGAGGGCCGTATCGCCCAGCTGGAACAGGCCAACAATCAGCTGTTTATCAGGGACCAGCTGTGCGGCGTAGTGCGTTATCCCAGCGGATACACCTACAATGCGGGCCCCTCTCCGTTTTGCGGCTGCAATAGCGGCTGCAACAACATCTGATTTCCGGCAATCGGAATAAAGTGACGCCCTATCCGGCGAGGCATGCGGGGCGGCATTAGTCGCCCCGCTATTTTTGAATGGACAAAAATCAGCCTGATTAGAAAGGAATGATTCTATGAGTAAATCTGCAATCTATACCACCAACACCACCGGCGCAACCGTCCCGGTTGACGGCATCATCCCTGTTGGGAATACTACCCGCCGGTACGGCTGCAACATCAAGCAAGACGGCAATGCCATTACACTGTGCGGACAGGGGTATTACCTCGTCAACGTCTCCGGCACCTTGTCTCCCTCGGCGGCTGGAACCGTGTCTATCACCGCGCAAAAGGACGGCGTTCCGATTATCGGAGCGACGGGGGCCCAGACCGCCGCCGACAACGGCACTGTTAATATTGGCATTTCTGCCATCGTCCGCAATGCTTGCGGGTGTGAAAGCTCTATTCTGTCCCTGGTCCTGGGCGGCGTTGCGGCAGTTGTAAACAACATGGCCGTCACCGTCGAGAAGCTGTAAGGGGTGCAACATGAAGGACAACCTGAAAGAATACAAGCAAAAACTGGAAAAAGAACTGTCTGCGTACATGGAACTGCCTGTGTCCGAACGCTCTGCTGCTGCCGTCCGAGGAATGGCGGAGTGCTGGGAACAGGTCGATAAACTCGGTAAATGTATGTGTGGATCCGCTGATTTTTCCAAAGAGGATGCTAAAGCATGGAATACCGACATGAAAAATGATGACGGCACCACCGGCGGGCATTGGACTGTTCAGCAGACCACCCCCCTCGCGGCCAACGCCGGTGTCGTGTTTGCGCACATCACCGAGGATGACTGGAACGTAGCCATGAATATGATGTATTCGGACTACTGCTCCGTGGCGGCAAAGTATGGCGTAAACAAGCCTGAGTTCTTTGCTGATATGGCCAAGGCATTTCTGTTTGACAAGGACGCGAAAGGCCCGAAAGAAAAGCTGTCTGCCTACTACCACGGAATTGCGTCGGTGTAATTTGTTAGTAACCTGTTAGTAACTGACGTGGGACAAAGCGGTACTTTGCAACTTATCGCGTCAAAATATCCACACATCCCCGCTTAATCCCACATAATGCCGCACAATACTGTTTGTTTGCTATTGGCCTATAATTGACGTGCATGGGGTCACAGGTTCGAGTCCTGTACCGCGCACCA